GACGACCACGCGCCGCCACGGACGACCACGTCCGCCACCACGTTGCGACGTTTGGCGCACGTGGCGACCGGCGGTTGTGGTTGGCCAAGGACGTCGCCAACGGCAAGCGCCGCGACGTCGTGCGACGTGGGTGGGATAGGGGGTCATTAATCTGGGTATGTAGCGCGGAAAACCGTCGGTGGTATTGCGCGCACGAAAAGCCACGTTTTGATATAGGGGGGGTACCCCCCCGGGGACAGCGACAGAGGGGCAGAACATGGGCCGACGAGGACCAGCACCAAAACCAAGCGCCATTCTAAAAATGCAGGGCACGTATCGGCCGCACCGCCGGCGCGGTGAGCCCCAGCCAGTCTCGGGCCGGCCGCGATGTCCGGATTGGCTGGACGAAGAGGCGAAGGCCGCCTGGCGGCAGTTGGTGCCGCAATTGGAGGAGATGGGGGTGCTGTCGAGGATGGATGTCAACGCGCTGGCGCGCTATTGCCAGACCTGGTCGCGATGGAAGCAGGCCGAGCTGTTCCTGCAGAAGCACGGGCCGGTCTACGCGCTCAAGGACGAGCAGGGGAACACCCGTTGCCTGGTGCAGGTCCCCCAGGTAGCAATCGCCAACAAGGCGGCGCAAATACTCGCCCGCTTGGAGCAGGAGTTCGGGCTCACGCCGTCAGCGCGGGCCCGGATTCATCTGGAGACCCAGTTTCGTGAGCCGAGCGAACTGGAGCAGTTCCTGGGGCTGAAGGATATGCCGTACGATCAATGGCCGGATGAGTATCGCCGGGAGAATGCGTGATGCGCTACTTGGCCATTCCGTATTCGCATGTCGAGGCGTCGCTCGCGGTCGCCAATGTCGACCACGCCACGAGCCATTCGCGTCGGAGATGGCCGGGTGCGGGACCGGCTCGCCTCGGCACGTTCCGCCACCACGTCGCCACGTTTGGCCCACGTCGCGACGGGCGGCACCGGTTGGCCTCAGAGGCCGCCAACGACAAAACGCCCCGACGTTGGGCGTCGTGGGCGTTCTGCGCCGCAGGCCGGATTAGGGGTCGGCTACTCCTTCCCCGTGGCGGCGAACAGGCCGCGCTCGGTCTTCTTGAACCGGGAGTCCTTCCCCTTCTTGGCTATCTCACGAATTATTGCCGCGTAGAGCGTGGCCGCAGGGGTCCGTCCGTTGGGACTGGTCCAGTAGCCCCTCTTAGCCATCATCTCGATCATGGCCAGCGCATTCATCGGCGCGCCGAACTCGACGAGGACCTTGGCGGCGGCGTTGAGAGCGCTGAGCTTCTTGGCTGCCGCGCCGGTCTTGGCCTTCGCCTTCGTGGTGGTGGCCTTCGCCGCCGGTGCGGCCTTCGCGCTCTTGGTCCCCTTGCGGGCTGCGGTCGTCTTCGTCTTGGACATGGTTCATCTCCTCGATCTCGTGGTCGATGGGTTGGCTGCCATCATCAGGCCCGCGGAACCACCCGCGGACGACGCCGGCCGGGTAGCCCGGCCCGCGTTTCGGCTTTAGCGTGTGCTCTCCACGATCGTGATCTGGAATTCCTGGCCATTGGGCAGTTCGACCACCAACCCGCGGTTCATCGTGAGAATCCCGTCGTCCGCGAACGTGCGGACCTGACCGCCGCGGCGGCCGACGGCGCGCTCCAGAAGTCGCGCCAATCGCACCTCGAATCTCCGTTCGCTGATCCGCTTGGCTTTGCGATGCATGGTTCGTTCTCCGGTGCGTTGCGTCTCGGGTTACAGGCCCAGCTCGTCCATCAGGCGGGTGTACTCATCGACGCCGAGCATCGAGATGAGCGTGTCGGCGAACCATTCGACCTGCTTGAGCGCTTGGCGCGCGTCGGGATTGGCCGGCTTGTGCAGCGCCGCCGGCTGAAGGAAGGCGATGATCGTGGCGACCGCCTCGGGCGAGAAGTTGTCGCGGATCATGTTCTTGAAGGCATCTTGGTCAACCGTGCGCTGGTCGTCGCTTGCGTTCATGGTTTGGCTCCTTGGCGAATGTGGCGGAATGCCCCGTTGGGACAGTCACACATGAGCCATCGATTCCAAAACACATCAAGCGCGGTGTCGCCAGAATTCCAAAATTTTTCCCGCCGTTTTAGGGGCGCCTAAAACAATGCCAGGCGACGACTCGCGGAATTTGATGGACCTAACAGGCAGGGGCAGACATGATCGACGCAACGACGCGGCGCTGGATTCGTAGCGCAGCCGACGAACGGGCTGCTAGCGAAGGCTACTGGTTCGATGAAGCGCGAGCGGCGTTCGTGGTCGCGTTCTTCGCCCGATGGCTCTGCCACTCGAAAGGCCAGTGGGCCGGCATGCCATTCGAGCTCTTGCCTTGGCAACGGGACGAACTGATCTACCCGCTGTTTGGATGGATGAGGCCCGGGCGCCAGACGAAGCTGCGCCGCTTCTTGAGTGCCTATGTGGAGACACCCAAGAAGGCCGGGAAAACCACGATCGCCGCGGCCATTGGCCACACGATGCTGGTGGCCGACGGCGAGCCGGGGGCCGAGGTGTACGCGGTGGCGGTGGACCGGGAGCAGGCGGCGCAGTGCCACCGCGAGGCGGTGAACATGGTCGAGGCCAGTCCCGAGCTATCGCGGCTGCTGAAGGTGCAGCGCAGCGCGCACAACATCTACTATCCGGCGACGAAGTCGTTCTATCGCACGCTCTCGCATGAGGCGGCCAGCGCCGAAGGGAAGAACGCCCACTGCGTCATCAAGGACGAGGTCCATGCGTGGTACGGCGAGGAGCTGTGGAATTCGCTTCGCTATGCGGGCCGCTCGCGCCGGCAGCCGCTCTCGTTCACGATTACCACGGCTGGCGACGACCCGAATTCGGTGTGCAAGAAGGAGCACGACTACGCGCGGAGCATCATCGACGGTAGCGACTACAACCCTCGCTACTTCGGCCTGATCTACGCGGCCGAGCCGGAGGACGATTGGACGGATCGCAAGACCTGGGAGAAGGCCAACCCCTCCTTGGGTGCGACGTTCGAGTGGGAGTCGGTGCAGGCGGACATCGACGAGGCACGTGACAAGCCGTCGGCCCTGGCGGCGCTGAAGCGCTACGGCCTGAACATCTGGTTGACCGGCTCGAATCCGTGGCTGTCCCCCGATGCGTGGAAGGCATGTGGCCGTGACTTCACTGCCGCCGATCTGGAAGGCCAGCGCTGCTGGGTGGGGCTCGACCTGTCTCGCACGACAGACACCACGGCGCTAGCGCTGGTGTTCGAGCCGGACGAGGAAGGTTGTTGCCGGCAATTGGTCTACTTCTGGCTCCCCAAAGAAGCGGCCGACAAGGCGCGAGGCGTCACGCCGTACCACGAGTGGGCGGTTGACGGCCATATCGAACTGACGCCGGGGCGAGTGATTGACTACGCGTTCATCCGCAAAAGGTTCGCCGAGATCGCCTCGCGGTTTCACGTGCTCGGACTGTACTACGATCCGATCTTTGCACGTGATCTGGTGACGCAGATGGAAGAGGACACCGGCGTCCCGGCGATCGAGTTCGCGCAGACAATCACCCTCTTCGCGATGCCGACGGCCGAGTTCGAGCGGCGGATCGTGGCCGGCACACTGTTGCACAATCGCAACCCGGTGCTCACCTGGCAGGCGGGGAACGCCGAGGTCAAGACCGACGCGAACAACAACAAGCGGCCGGTGAAGCCGAAACCGCACGACCACCGCAAGATCGACGGCATCGTGGCGGGCATCATGGCGCTGCGCGGCTTGTGCGGGGAAGAGGCAGAGGAGAGCGTCTACGAACAGCGCGGCATCCTCACCCTTTGAAAATCAAATCCTCATTTTGAGGACTTGAACATGAAGCGAGCAAAACTATTGGCCGAAGGGCTCGTACCGGTGCGGAATTCTCTACCTGAGGGATATGCCAATGTGCAGGGATTCGATGGTTCCTTCCAGGCGGGGGGCCGGTAGCCGGGGGGTTGCACGGACTCGGGGCAATTTGGGGTGGGTAAGTAAGAACACACAAACGACCCGTGGCCACAAAATCGCGTAGCTCCCGAAACGGCTCGCATGCCCCCGCCGAAGAGCAACTTGGCACCGCCGCCAAACTCGACCAGAAGCAGGCCGCCGAGGCGTACCGGAAGCTGATGGCCGGCGGCACGCTCACCGAGCGCGAGAAGGTGGCGCTACGGCGGTTCGAGAAGGAGAAGGACGAAAAGCTCCGCTGGCAGCATTACGCCACGATCCCGCAGAAGCACTGGCGGCGGATGTCGGGTCGGCAGACCAAGGTCTTGCAGGAGCAGGCCGCGCTCTACGGCATCCCCTTTGGCGGTCCAACCGTGAACCTCCCGGACGTGGTCGGTGCGCTCCACGACTTTCTGGCGGCCAACGCGCGGAAGCTCGCGGCGCCGGACGATGACCTCCTGGACGCCCGCACGCCGAGCCCGGCCTTGGAGCGCTACCGTGAGGAGCGGGCAGCGATCGCTCGCATGGAGCGGCTGGAGCGCGAGGGGATGCTCGTGGCCCGCGACCGTGTGCATGATGGACTGGTGCGGATCGCCGCCACGGTGCGGACTGCCGGCGAGGCCTTGGAACGGCAGTTCGGTGGCCCAGCCCGCGAGGTCCTGGACGAAGCGTTGGATGAGGCGGCGCGGGAGATCGAGCAGCTCTTTGGACAAGCCGACGATGCAGGCCGCGCCGGTCGATAACGCACTGCGGACTGAGCTGGGCTGGTTCCTCGCGCATGCCCGGGCGCCGCGGCTGCGCTCGATGCGCGAATTTGCCGAGTCGGAGATCGTCATTCCCGACGGCCCCTACGCCGGCCGGAGGTTCCGCTGCTCACGGCAGCCGTACACCGGCCTCTGGTTCGACGCCGTCGATTCAGGCCGCTGGTCTCGCCACGTGGCCACCGGCCCCACGCAGTCGGGTAAGACACTCTGCTCGTTCGTGATCCCGCTGCTCTATCACCTCTTCGAGGTCGGCGAGACGGTGATCTGCGGGCTGCCGGACATGGACATGGCCGCCGATAAATGGCGCGAGGACATCCTGCCGGTGATCGAGCAGTCGCGCTACCGCCACCTGTTGCCGCGCGCCGGTGGCGGCAGCCGCGGCGGCCGGGTCGAGTCGATCCAGTTCACCAACGGGGCGACCTTGAAATTCATGTCCGGCGGCGGAAGCGACAAGAGCCGCGCCGGGTTCACCAGCCGTGTGGTGGTGGTGACCGAGACCGACGGTATGGACCAAGCGAGTTCACGCAGCCGCGAGAGCGACAAGATCACGCAGCTTGAGGCCAGAACAAGAGCCTACGGCAGTCGCAAGCGCGTCTACCTGGAATGCACGGTCAGCACCGAGGAGGGACGCACTTGGCAGGAGTATCAGAAGGGAACGGCCAGCCGCATTGTGTTGCGATGTCCGCATTGCGAGGGCTGGGTCTCGCCGGAGCGCGAGCACCTGGTGGGTTGGCGCGAGGCGAACTCGCAGGCCGAGGCCCGCCGGCGTGGTGCGTTCTCGTGTCCCGCATGCCAGCAGCCTTGGAGCAACGACGATCGGATAAAAGCAAACGTTGATGCACGCCTAGTGCATGCCGGTCAGACCATTGTCGAGGATGGTTCCATCCTGGGCGATCCGCCCGAGACCGACACCTTGGCCTTCCGCTGGAGCGCCGTGCACAACCTGTTTCTTTCGGCCGGGGAGGTGGCGGCCGACGAATGGCGTGCCAGCCGTTCCTCGGAGGAAGAGAACGCCGAGAGGGAGATGCGGCAGTTCGTCTGGTGCCTGCCGGCCGTGCCGCTGAAGGTGGCCAGCACGGCATTGGCCGTCACGGAACTGGCCGCACGCGGCGTCGGCTTGGCGCGCGGGATCGTGCCCGCCGATGCGCAGTACGTGACCGCCGGCGTCGACATCGGCAAGTATCTGGTGCACTGGATGGTCGTGGCGTGGAGCACCGACGCCTCGGCGCAGGTCGTCGACTACGGCCGACTGGAGGTAGCCAGCACGGACCTGGGTCTGGAGAAGGCGGTGATGCTGGCCTTGCGTGAATACTGCGACCTGGCACTGGCCGGCTGGCCGCGCGAGGCGAGCGACGAGCGCGTCGTGCCGCAGCAGACCTGGGTGGACGCTGGCTACGTGACCGAGAGCGTCTATGCCTTTTGCCGCGAGAGCGGCCAGAAATTCCGGCCCGCGGTCGGCCGTGGCGTGGCGCAGCAGCGCCGCCAGTGGTACAACCGCCCCACGAGCACCGGCTCGGTCGTGAAGCACATCGGCCAGGGGTTTCACCTCAATCTACTGAAGGCCGAGCGCGTGCTCCTGGTTGACGTCGACGCCGACCATTGGAAGACCTGGGTCCACGAGCGGTTGAACACTCCGATCGGCACGGCCGGCACGATGACATTCTTCCGCGCCCCGGCCGAAGAACACCTGGGCCTCGCCAAGCACCTGACGGCAGAAACCAAGACCGAGGAATTCATTGCCGGCCGGGGCCTCGTAACCCGCTGGGAGCGCTTGCGCCGTCAGAATCACTGGTTCGATTGCCTGTACCTGGCGGCGGCGGCCGCGTCACTCGCCGGCGTACGACTGGTGGATGAAGTGCGCCCCCAACCAACCAAGCCAATCACCGCGCAAGAGTGGTTCGCTAGGGGCCGGCGCAGTGCCCGGCCCTCGTTCGACCTGGATCGCTGGCGGGAGAGATGCCGGTTCTTTTGACTTGGTAACTGCGCGACGAGTCGGTAATTGTTTCGAGTCTGTTGAGTGGGTCAGTCAATGATGACCGATGCGCGCGGTGGCTGACACACTACACGCGGTCGTGCGTCGACGCCGATGTCAGCGACGACTTCACGTACTTGATTTGCTCCTGGAACTTCGTGTAGCTGTTCAATTTTTTGTAATGCACAGTTTCGTTTTTGACGGCATCATATATCTCAAAGCCATTGCGCTCTGGCTTGTCTAAAGCGCGCCATTGCTGCCAATAGTGCATCAGCCTGCTGAGCCATTTGGCCCAGGCCCTGGAGTGGCTTGAGTAGCGACGCAGCTTACTGCGAAAGATCCAGTGGAGCCTGCTGTTGCACCCTAGCATCTTCACGTCCTTAAGTCTCATGTACTTGGTTACCGCGTCGGGCTGGGCGATGGCGTAGCGCTGGTGTGTGCGGGCGCAGGGTGACGCGTGGGGGCGCTTCGGCCCGAGGGACTGGAGACGGGGAGCCGTAGAGGGATGGTGG